CCACGCCACGCTTCCGCCGCTTTGTTCACGCCTTCGCTTTGTTCTTTTGATTCAATCATTTTATTATTTCCGTTTTATTGTTTTGTTTACGCCACTGAAATTTCAGAGGCCAGCCTGATCACGCAGCCGCGGCCAACTTTTAAACATCCGTCATGCCGCCTAAGTAATTCTTCGGTAACGCCGCCTTCCCGCCATATAAGCAGTTCAGCTTCGAGTTCCCGCATCCGCCTTTCTGCGTGTCCTAATCGGCCAGCCGCCGTAGAAAGAACAAGGTCAGCATCATAGTCAAGTTCAGCCGGGACTCTCATGGTAAATTCTCTTGCCACAGCTTCACGGCCTAACGTGACAAAATTCGATAATTCTTTTAGACGATTACAGATAACATCCGTCGGTACATCTTCTCTAGTTTTATAGTTTGTGCTCATTTTTAGTTTTTCCTTTTTATTGTTTTGGCGCGTGTCTGCCTCTGCCGCCAACTGTTCTAGTTCGTTCACCCGATAAATTTCAATCGTCCATTCGCGGACTACCCAGTGCCATGTAGATAGGCTCCACCCCTGTCTCCTAAAGATGCGCTTGCCCATCAGTTCCACGGCGTCAAATTGCCAAGCTTCTTCTTGGTTATCATACCATCTATTAGTAGGGAACAAGCGGTAAAGAGGTTGAGGTTTAGCCGTGGGCGGATTTTGTTCATTTAGCTTTATTGCATGAAGTGCTTCGAGAATTTTAGATACGTCGTCTTGCGTATAATTACTATTCAATTTAGCTCCTTTTAGGCGTTGAAGTTGGAGGCATAGGGATGACATCGAATGTATATTTATCCCCGATTTTATGCATAACGTGAAATGATTTTACTCCAGATTTTGCCATCTTTTCCGCGAGCCATACCGCATGATCCGCCCACCGCTCTTCAGGCGGGACCGGTATAGGAGCGGTAGTGTCATCTTCTTCATTCGATCTTATACTCATAAATTATTCTCATCCTTTTTTGATAAAATTAAAAAAGCTTCCGCCGCGCAGAGCGGGACTTGCCCGTTTCCGATTGCCTTCAGCCGACCGACCCGCGCAGGCACCTTATGGGCAGTGCGGGGAACATCATCTTCCCATGTTTGATTTCTCCACGCTTCTTTCCCATCGCATCCCATAAAACGGGGTAGGGTCTGAATGGTTACACCTTTTTTACAAATATCCACAAGCCCCCACGCCGCGCTAGATGATACCTTGTTTTCAAACATGACCGCCAGCAGAATCTCTGCTTCTTGGATGTCAATAGGGATTCCAGTTTTACGTTGAAATTCCTGCGCGTGGACGGAATTGCGTAACACCCGCAAAACTTCTTTAGTTCTTATCTCCGCGTTTTCGCAAAATCCCATGAGCCATGAAATAAAATAGTAGTCATTCATCGGTTGCAAGTCCGTCCAATCCCGCGGCCACCCCATCAGTTTTTCAACCCATGTCGGATTTAGCAGTGCGCCTGCTCCACCCTCTGGACTTACCGCCGTATTTAGGCGAACTTGCTGACCCTTTGCCTCACGCTCCGCTTGTGATTGGTTGCTCCATTTATTGCTATCGCTAGCGTTAGGCGTAGGCCATTTCACGGAAGACGGTGGTGGAGTCGGTTGTCGGTTCCAATATTCCTCAGAGGTTTCAAACTGCATCTCGTCTGCGAAGGTGCGAGTGGGCTGCGCAGTCCAAAACTTCGGCGACATCACTTGCTCCGCCAAACCTCCGGGACTGTCCTGCCGACCAATACTTTCCCTGTACGCGGTTCGCTTCTCACGCCGCTCTTCTGTAGGTGCGATGTTGACGCATGTTGGAGTCAGCCACATTTTTACTTTCACGGCGTGAGTCAACCCCTGAATCTTTTCTGGGCAGTTAGGGTTCACGCCACTCCGCTCAGAGCTTGTTGGCGTGGGCCACATCTTCACGAACTCCGCAGGGTTCGGTTTGCAATTTTCCGCAAATTCCGAGGATCGCTCCGTCATGCTCGCTGTCGGAGTCCCAAGCCACAATCCAGATTCGTTCTCGTTTGTGATTTGCACCGACATGGACTGCTCCCAGCACTCCCCAGCGAGCATTATACCCCATCTCGGCCAAGTCCCCGAGAACTCTGCCAAGTCCCCGAGAAGTAAGTACTGGTGAGTTTTCCACGTATGCGTAGCGAGGTCTAACCTCGCCAATGATGCGGGCCATGTGAGCCCACATGCCGGATCGGGATCCGTCAATTCCTGCGCCTTTTCCGGCAGAAGAAATATCCTGACAGGGGAAGCCTCCAGACACCACGTCAACACGTCCGCGCCAAGGGAGTCCGTCGAAGGTTTGTACGTCATCCCAGATAGGATACGCGACGGTGCATCCATCGTTTTGCCGTGAGACCAAAACATCCCGAGCGTGTCCTTCCCATTCGACGGCACAGACGGTAGTCCATCCAAGCAGTTTTCCGCCAAGCAGCCCGCCGCCAGCCCCTGCGAAGAGTGCGAGTTCTCGAAGTTCTGAATTAACTTGTTGCTGAAATGCCAACTCATTCATGCCTCCCCCGTTTTGTGATTTTTAATTTAATTTTCATAGGTTGCTTTTTAAGTGGTAGAAGTGAAGAAATCCGTTTGCGCCGTATCCTTAGCTATTCTAGCCTTGGCCGCCGCGTAGTAGTCTGGGTCAATCTCGCAGGCTGTTAAGTGCATTCCGGCGTAGTGGCAGGCTATGGCGTGAGAGCCTGATCCAAGATGCGTGTCAATGATTTTCATCCCTTGTTTTACATAGTTGGCTAGTAGCCATTTGTAAAGCGCAACAGGCTTCTGTGTTGGGTGGATTCTCAGCTCCTTGTTTCTCATGTCGCCTTGAATCATTCCATTCCATCGGAACTTAAATATCCTGACAGCTCTATCGTGGGACGTGTAAGCCAGTTCTGCATCCGCAAAATCTCCAGAGTTCTCTTTATCCCAGACTATCCATGACGGCGAAGCAAGTTTAATTTTGTCCATCATGTGATTAGCACCCCATATTATTTGATGTTTTGAGACCCGCTGAAGTTCCTCAAAGTATTCCACAGGTGGCGTCTCTTTGTCCCATTTTTTATTAGTATACTTCGTCGAAGCCACAAGGTTACTGCGTGAATGGTTCTTTCTTCCATCCTCGCCAATCCCATAAGGAGGATCGACAATCGCCAGATCGAAGTGCCTATCTGGGAATGTCTTCATCACGTCCATACAGTCCGCCATCCGTATATCCAAAGAGCCGTAACACGGCACCGCCGCGCCAGTCTGTGACGGAGTTTCGTCGTGGTTTGAGAGGGTGAACGGAGTAGTGTCTTCTTCCATAATCATGATTTTGTTCTTTCGTTAGTGTTGCAGGTTTTATAGAGCAAGCCCTATGGTTACGTTTGCGCGTTGGTGAATTAGTTGTGCATAGTTCGGGTTTAGTTCAAGTAGTATGGCTCGCCTACCTAATTCTAATGCGACTTCTCCCGTTGTCCCACTGCCGCCGAATGGATCAAGAACTACGTCACCGGGTTTCGTTCCTGCCATGATGCAAGGTTTTATTAAATCAGGAGGATATGTAGCGAAGTGTGCTCCCTTGTAAGGCTTGGTTGCCACGCTCCACACGCTGCGTTTGTTCCGAGTGCCACTTGCTCCCACGTCCTGCATTTCTCGCCCTTCGCGATTAGCTCCTTGTCCACGGAAGGCATTCTGTCCGCCGCGGCCCACCGCCTTCATTGGTCCATTAGTTTTACCAGGCACTCGGTTACTTCCAAGCTGCGAATCCACATCTTGAGTTAACCGTTTCACCGTGCTCTCAGCAACCTGCTCTTTGATCGCCTCATTGTCGTAGTAGTAGTGAGCCGACTTCGACAGCAGGAAGATGTATTCGTGGCTTTTGGTGCATCGGTCGGTGACGCTTTCCGGCATCGGGTTAGGCTTGCTCCAGATAATATCTTGCCTCAGATACCATCCATCCGCCCGCAGTGCAAAGGCCACCATCCACGGAATACCCACCAAGTCTTTTTGCTTTATTCCTAAATTTATTAAACTTCGAGTGCGGTCTCCCCGCCCATTTCTGTCGTCTTGTGAAGATGATGTCTTTTTCCCTATCAGGCTATTCTCCCTATTACTTTTCGTGTCAGAAGCCGCTCCGCAGTATGAATCACCGAGATTCAACCAAAGAGTCCCGTCCTTTTTTAATACTCGCCTAACTTCACGGAAGACTTCTACCAAGGTTTTTACAAATTCATCTGGTGTTACCTCCCGTCCAATCTGTTCGGTATGTCCATAATCCCGCAGCCCCCAGTAGGGTGGAGAAGTCACGCAGCATTGGACAGACTCATTAGGCATCGCCTTGAGTAATTCACGGCAATCCCCTACGCGAACATCAAGCAAGCAACCAACGAAAGGAGTAATATTTTCAGTCGTCATAAATTATCCTTTGTTTTTATGTTTTTAGCTAGTCTGAGTTGTTCAGTAATGCAGTCGTGCATTAGCGACAGGACACTGGATTCTTTTTCCGGCTCGCCCTTTGCTTCAATGCCGCCCCTGTTCATCCGCTCCTCTGGGAACTCATCACCCCGCCCGTATGATTTCCACCAAAGGTCGATAGCCTTGTCACACTCAAAATGATATCGGCCATGGAAGAAGTCTCCATCGTGCTTGCCTTGGTGTGTCACGGACGGTTCTCCCTCGTTGATCATTTCTCCGCACCAGTCGCATTGTTTAGTTGAGCGCGTGCGCTTGATTTCGATTCTACTGTTGAAGCTCATGGTTTATTTTCTTTCGCTTCTATCGGTCCCTCATCTTTTTCGTTCGGCGCATTAAAAATTTCCCACATCATCTCGCGGGTAGAGGCTCCGTGCGCCCTCCTTTTCTCAGCTTTGTAAAGAGATTCAGCGAGTGTCTTACCAGCTCGTTGCAACCTAGCTTTGGCAGCAGCCATGTCGTCGATGTATCCGCTGCATGCTGATTGGCCGCTGCGGATAGTGGAAAGATCATTTATAGCCTCTTGTATCTCCATAAGTGCCGAACAATCCGATGCTTCCGATTCTGAGTTTTGGGTGTTCATTGCTTATTTTCTTTCGTTAGTGTTGTTTTATGCGATCCGTTTTTTACAAACCGCCCGGGCATATCCCTGGCCGATTCTGTCTCTAGCGCAAAGCCTACCGTTCGACTCCGCATATACCTACCTGTGACTCCTCGGATTGCAGATAAGGCCAGCAACCGACTCGTCTCGTATTGGATTTTTTTATCTAAGTGTTTCATAAATTAATACGTCTGCCGCCCCTCAGTTGCTTCACTTTGCCTTTCCTTGAAAGTGTAAGTTGATCCGTGATAATCAAAATATCGATAAACCCCTTTTTCACTTTCGCGAGATTTCTCGATTGACGCCTTGATGACCAAAGGCGCGCCCTCCTCCCGTTCGGCATTCAGTTTTTTGTCTTCCTCTAAGAAAATAATCGTGTGCGCATCTTGGATGATTTGCCCCGATCCGCGAATATCCGCCATGCTTGGCCGTCCGCTCCTGAGTCCTTCCTTATTAAACTGGACTAAAACAACAAACGGGATTCCGAGTGCCTTTGATGTCTGCTGGATGATCTTGCTAGCTTGCCGCGTCGTCTCCGTTTCGATGTCGCCACTCACCCTTTCTTCCAGAGAAAATAATTGTAAATAGTCCACGAACCCGATTTCAATTTTATGATGTCGGTGCATCCACCGTGCGCGTGAAGCAAATTTCTTGGGCGTCATAAACCCGTCATCATCGATATAAAGTGGGAGTGTGGATAGATCGGTAGCCGCTAAACAAATAGCATCATGCTCACGCGTGCCCCAGTTTTGCGGATGCCGCACTAACCCGCTCCTCATAGGAGCTTGTTGAGAAAAAAAACGCCGCGTCAACTGAAGCCGCGTCATTTCGAGAGAGAAAAAACCTACACTATGTCCTGGCCTCCTCGTCTCACCTGTCTCAATATCTTTGCGACTACTCGCCATATTTTTAGCCAGGTTCATTGCAAAAGCTGTCTTACCGAGGCCAGGAGGGGCAGCTATGACGATGTACTCTCCCCCTAAAAATCCGCCTAGCAAAAGGTCCAGTTGATAAAATCCCGTGGGAATTCCGGAATAAACATTTTTTTTACCAACCAACTTTTCTGATTCAACCAAAAACTCATTTACCGCTTCTTTTAAAACGCACACGCTAGACCTGCCAGACCCTCCTTGGCTTTTATCGACTACCGACGCTATAGCTATCTCCGTAGCCGCTAATACAGCCTCATGAGCCTCGGGCTGATCATACACCGCTTGGATTGATTCGAGGTTTTTCCGCACTAGGGCGCGCATTAAAGATTTGCTCCTCACAATTTTCGCGTGGAATTCCCACGTCAATGTTGACAACATCATTGCGCCAAGCTCGCCCACCGCACCTAGCCCGCCGACCTGCCCATCTTGCTTGCGGTCCACTAACCACTGCATGCACGTCCCCACGTCCACCGGTTCCCCCGCCGTCCTCATAGACAGGAGTTCAGAAAATAAAATCTGATAGGCTGGACTAAAAAAATCAGCAGCATCCAGCACCATTGCGATTTCTTCGATCAATTGTGGTTCGGTCAGCATCGCGCCCACCACCAACCGCTCCGACTCCTCCGCCCAGATTACGGGCAGCTCTGCCAACGAAATAATATTTTCTTTCATACTGATTTTTTTAATTCTTCCACCCGCTCAATAAGTTCTATGTCAAATATTTCACAACAGTCCGCGCATACACCTGTTTCAAATCCTGCCCCGCCGCCGTCCACAATTTTCTCCCCGCAAAAATCGCAAACTAATGGCTTCCTCGATCGATGTAATTCTTCAATCACTGGATGCACGCTCATACTGTTTTATCCTCCCTAGCCGCCAGACGCTCCTCAGCCATCCTCTCATCCTCCGCAGCCCGCCGCCGTAGGATTTCATCCGCCGCTAACTCAGGACTCCGCACCGAGGCCACCACCGCGCCGCGAGGCACCTGATTAAATTTTTCCGCGTTCCTCTGCCAATTCCGTAAAGCAGCCTTCCAATCCTTCATTGGACCCCGCCCGCCAACCCTCCACCCATTGCTCGTAAAATGATCGAAAAACCTCCCCGATTCACCCGCAAAGAGATTTAGCGCAAACCCTTCAGCCGCTACTTCCGATGAAGTCGGTGGCTTAAATCTCTTTGCTATCTCCCCGTTAGGGAGAGTACAAGAGGGTACAGTACTCTTATCTAATCTTATCTTATCTGGTAACGGTTTTGTAACGGTGTCAGCGTTACAATTGAAACGGTGTTTAGTTACACGCCTATTTGCTTGCGCCCTACTTTTTGCTGAAAGTCCGTTATGTTCCTCGTAGTTAGGGAGTTGCAGCCCACCGTCTTCTAGTATTTTGATCCACTCCACCACCTCCAAAGCCTTGCAGAAACCATCAATCCGCACCGTATTATCCACCACTGCATCAGTGTACAGTGGTAGCACATTACCGACCGCATACTCATCAGCCAGCGACCATAACGCATGTAGCGCACCTACCACCGTTACAGGTGTAACGCTCAAGCGTAACGCAAGCGTTACAACTTTTGGGTGACGGTGCAGGTTCGTCCGCATTTTTATCCAGCCCTCCATTACCACCTCCCTCGAAAGCGTGGAGTCCGGCCTTCGTGTGAATACAAGGTTTTAAATTCGTCTGGCCGTGCCCTTAGAATCATCCCTGCAATGAAATTCTTGCTAGACCGCACTCGTACCCTTACTGTGCGCCCGTCGCTCGCCACAGCGTCAAGTACGCGAGGATTAGGCCATGTCCTAGAAACGGTCAACTCCTCCAGGTTATCCTCCGCCGCGTCCGCAATTTTTTTAAGTAACCCGGGTAATATTTGAGATGGGGTTCTGAACTCGTCATCCGCCCCCACTCCAAGCCCCCCAGCCAGTTTTTCCGCAGTCTGGACTACCTTAGCCGCCATCCGCCCTATCACGCCCCTCAGACGGTCAATCCCGCCCTTAGTCAGCATGATCGACCGCCCATCAAGAACAAAGTCTTCCCCTACAAACAAATTTTCGGCCCTCATTTTTTTTAGTTCATCTCGGGATAGCCCTAGATCCTTGGCTACGGACTCTTCAGAAAACCTCTCAATCATAGAGACCTCCAGATTGCACCTAGCCAGTAGATTGTGCAGAACACTGCCACCATAGTCCCACCTATCACGCCCGCTGTGAAAGCTAGTAGTATAGTACTCGCATTAATGCCGTCCCAATCCGCGCCCGTCTTTTTTTTATAAGTCATCATATTCTCCAGTTAATTTGTTCCGCTGTAATCACACCCGCTATCAAATCGCGTTTTCCACGTCCGCAACGCAGCCCGCCAATCCCGCATCACCCGCCGCCTTCCAATCTTCCAAGCATTTTGAGTATAGTAGTCAAAGAACTTCTCTGCCTCAATGTTATGCATCCGCAATGTTACCGCCGCATCCATCACTTCAAACAATGTCGGAGGCGCATCCGCCACCGCCGCCTCTTTTTTATAAGCCATAGCATCCTCCAGTTAATTTGTTCCGCTAATCACACCGATCAATCACCACCCGCCACCATAAGCGCCCCCACCAATACACTCCTTGTAATAAAATTTTCTAGCGGCCTGAACCAGATTGAGGGGGCCCCCCTCCCGCAATATCCGACCCCCCTCCCCCCCTTTGGGGTGTGCTGGAGTTTGGAGGATAACAGTATAGCTTTTTACCAGAACTATCCTCTAAATCCGTAGCATTGCCCGTAGCAGACATGCTTTGTAGGGGCAAAACAACAGATTCAGAATCAAGCGTTGCTGAATCGGTGAGGGTTTCGACTTTGCTATTTGTTATAGCATTTCCACCAGTCAAAACGGTTGGCTGGACGTTGGCTAGTGGCAGGCTGGCTAGGTAGTCATTGAGGGACGCATGAGCAGGGGCAGCATGACTGACTTCTACTCGTGATGTCGCTTCACCGCACAGTAGCAGGAGCTTTTCGATGGAGATGCCTAACGCCACCGCCAGCTCGCCCGGCTTCATGTCTCCGTCAAGGAATAGTTCCCTCATACGCTCCGCTCCTATTACTACACCCAGCCGTAAATCACGGATAGCTTGCTCTTTTAGTGTGTCTATGGTGACGTTCTCTCTTTCCATTACTGCGTAGATTGTGTTTGGACTGACTTTATATGCTCGTGCGATAGCTCTGATTCCGATCCGCTCCGCCAATCCTTTGCAAATCGCGTGATAAACATTAGGCTTTTGTGCGTAAAGGCGTTCGCCGGTGAACGTCCCAGCCGATTCTAAGGCCTGCCACTCGGTAGACTCGAACAAGACAGGAGATGCGGACATGGCCTGTTCCGACAGAGAAATCAATGATCGGCTATCTTCCATGGTCGATTCCCCCAGAAATTCCAAAAAAAACGCCGCGAGGTTTGAGGTGCGTTGGCTGGTGTTTCCAGTGTTTAAAAAAAGACGGTGAACATGTAATCAGGCACTGCCACCGCTGAATCAGCAGCTCCGGACGGATCCAGTTAGACTCGCCCAGAGCGATCCACAGCGGAAACATCTCCAATGGGAGAGGTAGCGGGGCAAAGACCGCAGATATTGGACTCCGTGGCCTTGGTCCATATATGATTTCCACGGTCATTGGCTGGTGTAAAAATAATACTTTAGTTGTCATAAATCAAAAAAATCAAAAAATTACGCCGCGCGACTGGGCCGGAGAAGGGATTTCTGGTTCCGCAAAAGTTGAGGCAGTGCCTGCTTGATTAGGATGCGATAAACATCGCTCTTGCTAACCCCTAGGTTGACCGCAATTTGTGTAACATGCTTTTCAGTTTTAGGGTCAACGCGAAATGCTACTGGCGTATGATATTTATTGCGCATGTTTACAGTTGTTACATGGTATGGCAATAGAGTCAATATAATTGTTTTAAAAAAACAACTACTAGCGAGGTAGCGAGCGGATAGCTAGTTCCGCTTCGCGGCTGATACTCAACTTGTTCAGCTCCCGCCTTTGAACTGTCATATAGTCGACGCCCAGGAGCCAACCCAGGCCTTTCTGCGTTAGACCACGGGTGACTCTTTCCGTGCGATACTGGGATGGAGAGATGGTAACTGGGATTGATTTTATTGCTTTTTTCATATAATTATTTCAGCCGCTTAAGGCTCTTAAAAGCGAGACCTTTCAGTGCCTCTAAAAGCTCCGCATTTTCAAGTTCAAGTTTCCGCGCAAATTCCGCAGTCACGTACTTCCCTTTCGGGTCTAGGCTGAACTCTTGAGGATGTTCGTGACAGCCGTCTATCACGGTTCCATCCGCCGCGTCGGTTCTTGGTGTGTTGGTAAAGCCCGTCAATTTCATGTTATTCATAACACCTCCTTCGCCAGACGGATAGGCATGAGCAGGCCAAATGTACCAGTCGCCGCGTGGGCCATCAATTTGACGCCAGCCGCCGCGGGCGTCACGACGATAGGCATGTGCTCGTCCCTGAATTCCAGCTCGACCGCCTTGCAGCCCATGGCCTGCGCCAGCTTAAATAGCATGGCTGCGTCTAACATGACTGTAAAACGAGCAGTCCCCGTTTTTGAGCGAGTGACGAGTTCTTTTATGTCAGGATATTTGTTAGTCAGCTCCTCCTTTGGCCGCGGCATCGTAGATCCATCTTTCAGAGATAGGTGTTCTTGAGCTGTGATTTCTAGGTACCTATCTCGTTTAGTTGTCACAGTTTTGACTTTGCGGGCGGCTTGTAACGCAGCAATGGTTATCAGTCCGCTAGAGTCGTGCGAGCTGACCGCGACGGGTATAGACGCTAACGCCCGGCCGTTTGATGCTATCACCCGCGCCTCTGCTGTGTCCAGATACACCGCCGCCAGCGGGGACCTTATTAGCTTTTTTCCGATCACTTTTTCAATCAGACATTTTTTATGTAGTTTCATTTAATTTTATTGGTTTAGATTATTCCCCCACTAAGCGGGCTCCTGTAATGCGTAGCAACTGGCCTTGGCTTCCGGGACTATGATCAATCTCGGTAACTACACCTTCCTCTACGATCATTCTGTAATATTGCGTGTAACTCTCTTTACGTGCCCGCCCTCCCTTTCCAACGTTAAGCGTGACCTGTGACCGCACCTCAATACCTGATCCAGTGACCGCTTGGCCTTCTTTGGTAGTGCCCCCGACCCACGCGTTCCCCGTAGTCGTCTCGACTACATTCCGACCCGCCTGATTGACTGCGTACCTCGCCCATCCCTTGGACCGGCTAGGGTGACTGATGACTTCGATTTTAATTGTGCTCATAGTAGTGTTTCTTTTTTAGGTTACTGTTTGACAAATTCGATCTCATATTCTCCAAGGTCACGGTCAAGGGTGGCTAGGATGTCTGCTTCAGTCCAATCGGGCTTTTCTCCCTCCATAAGCTCTGCACGTAAATCATGCTCCAGCTTGTCGTTTAGGCTGGCTGTAACCCGGTAGTTTGTCGTCGTCCGCTGATAATCTCTCAGCCAATTTTCGTCATCATCGCATTCATCTTGCAAGGCGTCGCATTGATTACCTAGCGCGGCCTCAGCCTCTTTTTCGTTATCCCAACACCCGCTTACCTCAGCGATCTGCCTGGAATTAGAGCCGTTCCATCCACGGAATTCCGCGAAAAAATATTGATAGGTAACCGTAATTTTAATTGTGTTCATAGTAGTGTTTTTTTTCTTGTTTAGGTTATTCTTGGGGTGGGACGGCAACGCCTTGTTCACAGGCTATGCGGTATGTTTCATATTCCGCTAGGCGTTTAGCGTTGTCGGCTGCAATTAACGCTTCGATTTGAGGCCGAGAAATGACGGCTTCACGTCCGCTTACGCTGTTAAGACTGTCAGAATACAAACACTCTCTATCTCTTGGCGCGCGTGCTGCGTCCGCTATACTGTGCGCCTTTGCTGCGTGCTTAATCTCTTCAGCTTGCGCTTGCGCTGTGTGGGACTCCATAATGGCTCTACCTTTTTGAGCTAGCTCAAAAGCTACTTTCTGTAGGGAGCTTGTAGCAAACGCCGAGGTGTTTTGCTGTTCGATTCTAAAACCATCAACCGCTAAACATAGCGGCGTTGAATTGGCGAGTAGTTGATTTAATTTATTTGCTGTCTTATAGTTCATAGTAGTGTTTTTTTCTTTTTTTTAGTGTTTTTATGAGTGATATAATTACCGCTCACTCAACAACCCTACGACATATAGCCGTAATGTCAACCATTTTTTAAAATTTATTTTTTTGCTCCTGAAACCACTATAAATCCACCACCGGCGCAATCGGACGGAGAAGGGTAGCGTAATGATTGGACGTGGTCGTATGGTCCGCGTGTCCGAGATGCTCTTGCGCCGCCAGTAGTCCATCCCGCGTAGCTATTATTGATCCGTTGTGTTTTCTGAGCTCATAGACCGTTTTACGGCTCCGCCTACCCGTGGGCAGCATTTTCTTTAGCCAATCAGATAGGCGCCTATACACCATGTCATATCGATGACTCTCGTTGCGCCCCGCGGCCACTACATGCTCATGGGCTGGAACTAATCTCATCCCGTCCGCCAAAAATTCCGGCACAGCCACCCACCTAGATTTGCCCTTGGGAGAAAAATCAGACCGCTCAATAATTCCCAAAACCCAGGAATAAAAAACTAGACCATCGATCACTTTCTCCCGCCTCTCCAGCCAGCTACCTCGACACGCCAACACCTCAATATTCCTCAGCCCGCACCTACTCACAAGCATGTACGCCAGCCAGAGATCCCGATCCGAGTCAAGTAACCCCCTCGCCGACTCCTCCACCGTGTCGATTACGGCCCTATCGATAGGCTGATAGCCTATATCCCGTGACTCAGGCAGGAGTTGACATCCATCCAGCGGATTGCCGCCCGTTAATTTTAGTCCCGCATACAGTGGCATTGCGGCCTTAGCAAAAATTGAGCGGGCGCATCTCAACGTACTATTGACTGATACAGCTACCCGTTTCCCCGCCCAGGGATCCTGCCCAATCCGCGCCTCCGCCGCCTTACGGGATTTTGCCACGAATTTTACAAACATGTCTGGGGTGATTTCATCTATTCTCACTGATCGCGGGTTGCCCAGATCGCCCTTAGCCGCCCTTAAAATTCTCAGCAGGCACGAGATATTTCCTCGCCGCGTTCGGGTCCGGACCGCTGTTCCTGAGTCGTATCGATCTAACACCTCGCCGACAGTCGCATAATTATTTTTGAATTTGCCGGTGTCCGAGTTTCCCTCTAAAATATCGCGCCAAATTTCCCTTGCTTTTTTAGCCGCCGCCGCGGGCACATCCGTTTTCGTGGACCGCCAGTAAGCCCGCCGACGAAACTCAAACCGAGCCACAAAAAACGGGCTCCGATCAAGAAATGTTCTAACCTGCACAGACCGTCCGCCGCAGGTCAAATGAAACTGTGTATCCTCCGTATCCTCGTTGTTCGCCGACTTAACTTTTGCGATGATAATCTTAGACATAACCCCTTTTGTTGTCAGGAAATGTTACAGGAATAGTCCCGTAATCACGCCCTAGTTGTTACGTATTATCTGTAATCAAATGGCAAGGTCAAGCCTAAAACCGTTGCACCAACAGATTAGCCGACGCCGCTAAGGTTCTATGAAACCTGATGATCCCGACCGTATCATCTCCCTGACCTGAGCCTTCTTCGTGGCATCATCAGATTCCGCTATAAAATCGCGACCCGGCAAATAGTAAGCCTTATACCACAAGCTCAGCTCCGCCAGCCTTAATTGCTGATCCACTGTGCGATTATCCCGCCGCAGCGAGGTCAGCCGATCGTACTCCACCACCAGCCGCTGAACATCCTTTGGCATGGCCGCCCGGATCTTTCTGTTTTCCTTGTCCGCCTCGTTTTCCACGTCGAACTGCCTTGACCTGTACCCAGAATCCGTAATACGAAGTACTCGGTTTAATCCAGGCACCGCGGAGACCGTAAATTCCGTAAATGACTCCGCTTCAGAATTAAATTTAACGAAATTCGTGGCTCCCGTTTGATCTAGGGACCACGCAGCCATCGTTGTCCACGCCGAACCATCACGTAGCATTTGCTCCGATCTATTGAGCACAAAACCGCCGCTGAAATCATCCACCGGATTCTGTCCAGCCAAGAAAGTTTTCCACCCACCAATTAGTTTCAATATCGGATTGATGGACGGTATCTGACCAGACGAAAACCTGATGCCATCATACACGTCACCCGCAACACTTTCGCCCCGCGCCGCCGCGAAGGCACCCTTAACAGCATATCTCATAACGCCGTTGATTGTCCGAGCAGTTTCGTCTTGAGGCACCCGGAAATAAACAACTTTCTGGCCATGCTCCCCGCCCGGAGTAAACCCGGCAGGAATGATAAGATTTTGCTCCCGGTCATACTTGCTCGTCCCCGCAAACCAGTTCCGCAACTCCTCCCCCAGCGCACCCTCTTCAGCCAGCGTCTGCATCAACATGTACATGCCGCCACCGAATAGCATCCAAGACATCCACCAGTACCCCGACGAATTGCCTTTCACCTTGCCGGACGCCAGCTTGATATCGCTCTCCCAGCCATTCTGGAAAACCGTGAAGAACGGTAAAAATGAATTTGCCACCCAAGCGAACCGCCCGCGCTTCATAAAGTTTGGCACCCCAATATGGTTTCTAACGTACATGGCAGACTCAGGCTCAGTCCACCCTAAATCTCTTGTGAGAACCTTATATGCTGTCATCTTAGGCAATGCCTCGAACATTTGCCCCGCAAACTCGATCCGTAGAAAAAACTGACTGATCGGTTTTCCGACCTTAGAATTAAAAATTGATCGTTTTTCCGCCTCGGGAGCCAAATGGAACTGCTGGAGAATCATATCAAAACCGTCCACATCCGAAACCGAACGAGCAAAGGAGTCAAAAGGGGACCATATCGCAGCCACGTTTAACATCTCCATGTTAAGCTTCCAGGCCTCTACCTCCTGCGGGCTGGCATCCGTGCCCGGCTTCTTTAGGCCGGGACCTTCACCAAATTTCCCCAGCCTTTTCCGCACCGCCGAATCAGGCGAGTTAACGATAAACTTATATAAATTAGTAAAATATTCTCTGGTCATCTTCCCCCTTGATTTTGGAGGCGCGTTCACCATCAATCGCCGAAAATCACGAATAGGCGAAGTGACCAACTGGAAAGACGGGTTAAACCTAATAATTAACGGATAGACGTAGCTCCTAAAGACATGCGACATCATACGGATAGACGTGAACATTTGTTCCGGAGAAATCCTTTCAAATGCCCTAGCAATATCCTCATCCACCACCCACGATTCAAGTTTGCCGTCTTTCTTCAGCTCCAGCAACGCCTTACCTTTTTCCTTGGGTATCCGCGCCCGCATCCCTTTCCCGTCCCACACCATCTCCGCCACCTCAATCTCCCCAGGGAAATATTTCTTCAGAAAATCACGAAGCATCATCTTGGCTCGCTGTTCCTGGGTGGCTTTCATTAACGCTATTGATTTTAAAAGAGTCGCCTCAAGCGGATTAGCTATGTCGGAAAACGTTCCAGTTTGCGCTTTGATGCCAGCGGGCACATAAGTATCCCAGTATTTTAAGGGAACGAACGCCGCGTAGTAATCACGGTTAGGGAGGATGACATTATCAAATAATTCCTGACTAATCAGCCCCGCCGCCGCAGCGTCCTGCATGATCAAAAAAACTTGATCGTGCATCCGTTGTGCCGCATTCTCCACCGCAGCCCACCGCTGCGCACCTAACTGCCTTCTCATGCCCAATAGTTGAGTCGTGGCCGTACCCGCAGTATGCCCACCAGGATTTGCCAAATTCTTACGCCCGCCCTCATCTACTCCTAGCGCACCCTCTACTTTAATATCATACGATTCATTGGCGACACGGCTGAAATATAGATATTCCCCTAAAGTTTTCCTGTCCAAGTCCAGTTCTTGTAGAATATTAATCACATCAGTCTGCACCTTCGTCAAAAAAAGATAGACCTGATTATCACCCAGCGGATGGGCATCAAAAAACCAATCCAACCGCTCCTTCATGTTTAATGTTATCCCCGTAGCCTCCACCTGCCTCTGTTTACGTATTATAGGGGCGTATTCGTTATGTAGCTCCGTTTTTAGACCCGCCATTAAACCTTTCCATGAAAGGGCGCGAGCCCGCACTTCCGCCCACTTTGCCCTAAAAATTTCATCCCCTTTTAAGAAGGCCCCCCGCATCCGCTCCGATCTGCTCGCCATTAATGCACCTGCAGGTTTTTGTAGCAATTCTTGAAGTGCTAGTAGAGCCTCTTTCACTTCCGGCTTGCGGTCCAGAAATGCGAAAAAAGTACTGTAAAAAACGGGTGCCTTATCCTTTAGCGTTGCCGGTGAATTCAATAAAACTGAAATCGCATCCGCATATAGTTCGCGTCCACTTAATCGATAAGCCACGTATGATGAAGGTGAGCCCTCCGGAATGGGTTTCCAGTACTCCGTCAATGCCACCAGCTCCTCCCTTATTTCAGCCTCACGCAGAAGCCCCCGCTTTTTGATTTCATCCTCAACCAGCCGCCCATACTCATCCCGCACATTCTCATTCCATATAGCCAGATCCTCCGGTTCTTCCGCAGGAGGCCGATTGCCGTGTTTTGCCGTTACTTCCTTGGTAGCAACATATCTCAGCCTAGCTCTATCAGATGTCGATAGAGCCTTACTCGGGTTAGTGGGTAGATTAGGTAGCGTAGTATTTAAGTGCTTCCACAGCGTACCCAGCCGGCCTAGTAAATTACCTCTAAGCATGGTAATATCCGGTAAATAATCCAAAAGATGTCCAATCTCATGGGCCAAAGTCTTGGCCGCAGAAATAGGATCTAAAAAAATTCTAGGATCCAGTTTAATCATGCCGCGCCCGATTGCGTAAAAAGCACCCCTAGCTGATTGAAATTTCTTCAGCATCGGTACATTACCGGTAAGTAATCTAACCAATTCCACCAGCTCCGGCATGGCTACGATATTCACGTTTTCCATCCCCCCTAGTTCCACTTGCACGTAAGGCGAACCCTTGTCTTGATACACTAGTGGCTTTGCTGCATTGAAAACTGGAGTAACATCCACCGCCTCCACCTCCGCCGCCTCCGCATCCTCTAACTCCTGAACCGCCTGCTCCTCACGCGGCCTCCAAATTGATAGGTCAATAGGCACAGGTCCGGTTGCCGTCTGGATAAAATTTGCGGGGCGGGCGTCAGAAACAAAAGTTCCGTCGCCGAGTCGGTGCCACTTCGCACCCTTCGACTCCGTTACGGGGACAAAACCCGCCGACCGCATGTACTCATCCACTGCCGCCGCCGTAGGATGAGGTTGCGCCGCGTCCGCAGCCTGAATGTATTTCTGCTTAGTTATTATACGGCCGTCTTTAGTTACGCCCAAAATCTGGATGTCGTCTGGGAAAACCTCCCGGGAAAGACGTAACCGATCAAAATATTGAAGAGGTGTCAGTTGTTGCATTATTGTTTGAGAACCGTCTTCCACAAATCGACCGCCATACTGACGGGTTAAAGTCGCTTTAGTAACGAAACTTGTATCATCAGGAGATAGGTACACGCCGTGCTCTGCACCCGAAAGTTGAGGCATACCCACCGGAGGCTTTGAGAAACCATTAACTTCACCCCAGCGGATTAAAAGTTGTCGCTGTACCTCGATGGGATCTATTTCTGCGCCGTCTGACGTTTCGACCCTGCGAATTGTGCTAAGGCCTGCTCGTATGTAGGCGTCGGGAGTTTCGCCCACCGCTGCCGCTCTTGTTCCGCGAAGGCTCTCGGCGATAGTATCGCGCCGCCTGGGGATTTCTGCTTCTGGTTTTGAGGGTTTGATTTGAGGTTGACTTTCACGGGTAGATTCTACACCCGTTTTTGTATTCTGTCCAGCCCCAACCGCATCTAACTCAAACGGGTTCGGCTCCTCCGGACCGGACTCCACCGCGGCCTCCACTTGGTTGACATACAAAGTCGCACCGCCAGAAATTACACTCATCCCCATCCGCTCGCCGCCGTCTAACGTAATTTCCATCGTGTCCGGATTGACGTCCACCACCACGGCCACTTCATCTCCGGATATTAATCGATCCCCCACCGCCACCTCCGCCGCGGATACAGGCAACCGTCCTTCCGACTGTCTTAACATGGCAGCTTCAAACCGCATCCCCTGCCGTTTCACCAACTGATCACTATCTTTAGCGGCCACCACCTCCTGCTTGACCTCCGCAGCCGGCTTGACGCGCCACTGTATTGCGGAATTGACTTCCGCCCAAAATCCGCCTACGGTGCCATCCCCAAAGCCCCGCTCCTGCCCTATCTCAGCTAACTGAGCTGGAGCCATTACCCCGCCGAGCAAGGCTCCACGAAACACGCTAGATAATTGAGGCGCGTCATCCCACTCCGCCGCAGGCTTACGCCCAGGGTTTTTAAGTCCCCCGTTTTCTTGAATAAAATCTAAAACATCATACCCCTCTGGGTTGACTGGTAATTTAGGACCCGTCCGCTTCGCCGCCGCGGGCACCTTAATAGTCTCACCCACGCTAGGAGCCTCCGTCATAGCCGCAGAGGCAGTCTCTGAGATAGAATTATCAGACGTAGCAGCCCGCGTTGGCACTACGCCAGGAGTCTCGCCCACCCTATCCGCTACCCCGCCCTTTTGTCCCCGCTTTTCAAGAGCAAGGGATAAATCAGCAAATCCCTTGAAACCAATACCTAAAGCCATACCCGCGCCAAAATTGAACACCGCCCGCTCCGCAATATCTCTGTTGGAGAGTTCCTCTACGCCAGTCTCACGCGTTACCAAATCCTGCAAAAACCCCTCCACCAGTTCTTCTGCTCCTTCCGCACCGCCTTGGCGTCCGTATTCCACTAGTGCTTTTTTGAATCCGGCGGACCCCGCCAGCGTCATCAATGCCTCCGGTCCAGTCCTACCGCCGACCGCTGTCACGCCCGCTGTAATCGCACCTTGTATAATAGCATACGCCTTAGCTTGATCTTTAGGCATCTTACCGTCCGCCTCGCGGTAAGATTGGCCGGCTTGCATCACCCCACCAGCCACCGCCGCAGCGGGCAGCCCGGCTGGAGCAAACGCTACGTAAGGGAGGGTTGAGCCCACTGCGCTGCCCGCCATTTGCGCGAAGTCCCCAGCCGCACCGCCGCCGAACTCCTGCCCCGCCGCATCCAGACCCGCCACGATACGCGCCGCTTCATCGGCGGATTGCTTAGAAAATTCCGAGAGCTTCGTAAATGCGTTTTCTTGCATTCCGATTTCTCGACCTTGTAATACATTCTCCGACCCCTCGCCGGAAGGTACCTCCGGCTTGTCCACGCCCAGGACATCCCGCAGATTCCAATACGCCGATTTAACCGCCTCCCCCTTAGCCTTACTTAATTCAGCCAAAGAATCATAAGCCATGTCCAATGCACTCCAACCACCTTCACCCGTCGCCTTAAGAAATCCGGCCACCGCACCGATTCCAGCGCGGGCAGGCACCGCCACCGCCGCTCCGCCCTCCTCGGTCTCAGGCTTAGGATTCAACTCCAGCCCTCCGATTGAGATGTTGCCGCCCGCCGCGTACTCGCCCTGTAGCCGCGTCATTTCCTCTTCTGAAAGAATATCCGGAAGCCCCGCCGCATCCTCGTCTTGCAGTTTTTGCATTTCCTCGTCGCTCAAAATGTCTGGTAATTCCATACTATTTAATTTTCACCCATTGGCCTTGCTCGTTTTTCTGGTAGCTCACCTCACGCACAGTCCGCGTTTCCGCCGCTCCGGTCGCCATACGGCTCAAGCCTGGGACACCGGCGCCTATCGGCGGAATGGATACTCCAGTAGATTCCCCCGCCACCGCCGCAGGCATATTAATAGTCAGCCCAGGAGTCACCGCCGCAGGTGCAGCCCCTTTAGCCATACGATTTAATTCAGCCATCGGGTCAAGAGGAGCGAACTTTGAGCCCTTCGGCATCGTGTACAGCACCTCGCCCGTAGTGCGATCCACCACCGGTGTTTGAGCAACTTCCACCGCTCCGCGCTCCGCTGGATTCACCAGAGGCTCATACTGTCCCGTCACCTCATTCAACTTGTACGGGCTGCCTTTATCATAGATTATGCCACTAGATTTTCCGCCGCGCCCACTACCACGGCCACCACCAGACGGCAGGCGATCCGCCACACGCTGCTTGCGGGAGGCATCGGCTATCAGTGATGTCATGTAGCCCTTAGCTTTCGCAAAAGGCATCTTAGAAATTCCGTCCAGATCTTCCTGAGAAATCGCACCAGACTTAGTCATGTACTCGCCCATACCCAGGAAGGCATCCAAATCATCCTTATTGGCCTGATTGCGCTCGTACTCCTTGCTCAGCGAGCTCCCCAGTGCAGACCCCGCTTGTTGGATACCGTCCGCCAACATCCCCACCCCTTGCATATGCGTCCGATCCGCTGTGTATGGCACCCAGTTCATAATAATTTTCTCCTTAAAGTTTCCCGCCCCCGAAATAATCCAACTGCGAAAGATCGACGTGCGTCACCTTGTCCCCCACGTTTGTAATCTGTAGCCCCAGCTTAGGACAATCCACCACCAGCTCGCCCCCGCGATTTAAACACCTCATACACGCTGGGAAGTAATCCGGATTCTCCGATTTATCATCCCTCTCCCGCCAGAAAGTTTCTTCCCCCTGCACCACCTGCTCATACCGCTCATGGTGAATAGGTATATTATTTTTATCTGTGTACTCCCAAACATCTTCGTCTGTCCAATTCCTTAAAGGAAAAAACCAATCAGCCCCGCCCGGCATTTGACGGACATCAGTGTGTAGCGTGAGGTCTCCCCACATAGGATCATGATCGCTCGACTTGTGCCCTACTGCCGCGCCATCCCAAGGGAAATGGAACCCGCCTAAAGGCTTCCTCAATAAATCATCGCGACCGCATAAAAACTTTTCGCCCCGCGCAATACGCTCCTCTGAGTCAGGATCAATCCCAGTTGGTACTACGCCCTGTGAGTTCCCCACCTGATAAAAATTCAAGAGCTCAAACAACCCACCCCGCCGACCTAGCGCAGTCGCGTTAGCAGGATAGTCATATACTGTCAATCCCCATTCCTCTATGACCTCGTTAGCGAAATGATATTTCTCAGGGCAAAACGGCTCACGGTGAAAAAGGACCGGCCACATGGGTAACTGCTGCGTCTCACAAAAAGTCTTCACTAAATGCAAGAGCACCATGGAGTCCTTGCCGAACGAACACATCACCACCGGACGCCGGCATTGCGCCTGCATGATGTTTAAAATATTCTCAGTTTTCTTAACAAGTTTTTCCATAATCCCTTTTAGAACGCCGCCGCCACCGCGCCCACCGCCCCGATTCCTGCGCCGATTAACCCCATCGTGCCAGCCTTACCCGCACCCTTAGCGTTCGCTTTCATGATTGCGAAGTTATTGGCTTGCTCAAAATTATCGGAATTCAACTGGGAATTATATTGTGCGGTTTGAGCCTGATTCATCCCGAACATAGTATTTTGTGAACCGAGTGAATAGCCCGCAGATCCGAACGTGCCTTGAGCTGCGCCCGTGGTATTCACTTGAGACCCAGGGCGTCCCAACACCGCCAGCCAAGGGTCCTGTTCCATACCAGCCAACCTCAACGCGAAGTCCCGGTCTTGAAACATCTTGCCCCTACTTACTGTGTCGCGGTTTAAGAACTCGCTTACCACTGCCGGATTACTACGCACCATCCCCCGCTCCGAAAACTCTGCTCGTGTAGTTTGCTCCACGTCGCGAAGCTCCTCCGGACTCAGTCGACCCCGCAGTTTCACGTCCGTCAAAGCTTGATCGGATAATTCTGCTATGATAGGATTTGCGCCGCGGAACGCATCCCGAGCCCGCCCGCCAAGTAACTCAATATCTGTAATGTCCGCAGTGCGTTGAGTGGTTTGTAGGCTTTGCTGTAAAGCCTGATCCGCCGCGGCCTGCTCGCGGGCGAAAGGGTAAATATCATCCTTATAAAGGTCCAATAATCCCCGCTGCTCGTCGGTTCCTTTTAATGTCCGCTCCAAAGTAGCCGTGTCTAAGTCCGCGTATTTTGGCTTATATTCCTTTTCACTCTCGTAAATCTGAGGGGCCAGATCCACTTGAGCCTGTAGGCTATCGCGTGTTTCTTTGCCGACATCTCGTGGAGCCGGCTGTGAAGGTGCTGGAGGTGATCCGCCCATATATTTCTCCTAAGTTAAGACCCGGCGTGTCATTGCATCGATAGGGAAGATCGATGTCCGGTTACCGCTCTTCAGTCGTTCCCACGCTACATAATCCGCGCCTTTGCAGCGTGCCAATAAAATTGCCCATAAAACAGCCAGTCCGCGTCGGTCTTTATTTATCAATAACTCCACCCACGCCACCGCACCATTTTCATTATGCGAATATTCCGCCGGTCTTTCCGTAGCGTCAACCTCCGCCACCCGCCGCACCAGTCCGACCGCCACGATCTTCCCCGCCCTCTTCACCACCCCGCACCGTGCGTCGTCGTAATACCACGCCAGCCACGTTAGTAGAGCCGCCCGCGGCCAGAATCGGCAAGGCTCCCAGTTGCGCTTTAGAAAAGCGGCCACACTAATAGTGGGAGTTGCGGGGATCATACTGATACTATCTCCATGTAGCTAAGTGGTGGGTTGCCCAAAGTATCAAAATCATTTTCGCCGGCAATTCCCTTAGCTATCACTAGGCTGATCCAGACATACAAATCCGCCGCCTTAGGGTTGCCGTGTAGAAGTAACACCAGCAAATGATCACGCTCGCCCAGCGTGAAAAACTTACCTATGTAATTCTCCGCCAGCCGCCGAGGATTAGCTGGATCTATTAGCGTCAACGCCACTAAATCAATCTCTTCAATCCTATTTGTTTCCGCCGCCGTTAGCGTGGCCCTGATCGCATCCTCTACCGTGAAATAGATTACACCCTTATCATCAAACAAAGGATCGGCCCACTTCGCCGCCGTATTGCCCAGCTTGTAAAAATATTCCAAAGCCCTGGCATTCAGCTGTAAGAATTCCGTTTGTGAACTGCATTTAATTATTTTCATATTATATCCCTAATCCTAAATTATACTTGACGTTAAGATACTGTCTAGCTAATAGGCCATCCCCTGAGCCGAAAGTGTGAACTCCCGTATAAATTAAGAATTCCGAAATCTTGCCGTTAAGATAGCCCGAACCTACATGGGTCGACCCCAGATAAAAAGGACTCGCTGGCACATTCGATAATGAACCTACTGTAGCTGAAGTGCTGTCAATTATTAAAGTTCCTAACGCCGCTACAGAATCATAACTAACGCCCACCAACCGCTTACTCCCAAGGGTTGCACTCACAAGTGCGCCTGTGCTTGCGCCGTTAAAAATACCAACTTGCGGGGATGATCCCCCCTGCCATGTTGAGATGCTAGAAACTCCGTTAGTGTGTGTAAGCAGTGACCGATTTGCTGTCCATAAATCAAACTCTACCACTATATAAAAAGTAAATGGCATGGCCGGACCGGACCGCGTGAAAAAATCATTAGTGCCGTCAAAATCTATCCCATTTAGCGTTGTGTCCAAAACGGGTTGATTTGCACCCGTAGCTTGGGTAAGGTTCCGAGAATTTCCTGATAAATCCAAAAGCCCAGCTATAGAACCGCCATTCGTTGTCTGCCTAACCGTGCAGGCTGTGTCAGAATACACCTCCCCAGCGTGCCACCACCCCCAGAGGTTTGTAAGTGGAGGAGACCCTGCACCAGAGCCGCCCAGGCTATGAAAAAACGCATACATCAGGCGTATCTCTTTCCACGATTAACATTCCATTTACCCTCTAAATATAAGCAGGTATAAATCCAGCTCTCCCCGCTTGGTATACTCTCCCCCGTAGCCGGTGCATACTCATCATTTTGCACCAAATAATCCGTGTTGTTAATGAAACTAAAATTCCTGGCACCTCCGCTAGCCGTCGCACGCAGTGTCACCATTTGCCCTTCACGCGGATTGCTTAGGGTGAATATCACTGGTCCAGTTAGTGTAGCTGTCACCAGATGACTGAGTGCGCGTGATGCCAAATCAATAGTCTGATTAGTATTAATCGACCCCAGCACCGCGAGGCTTCGCAACAAATCCTGAATAAGTGTTTTGCGATTGACCGCCGCCGACACATCGAAGAACGGGATAAAATCCGCATCCGCATCCACAGCCGCCTCAGTCGTCAGTCCATTAATATCCAGACCACCGACCACCGCCGCGCCACTCGACCTCATATAAGATACGCACCGCCAGTTACCGGCTCCCTCACTGATTAGCCGGGCTACATCACCCGCCGCCGTGGTAATGTTTGCGCCGCTAGGCAGAATCAAGGAGGTAGCGTTTTGGGTCAGCGTCAAAATTCCAGCAAACACTAAGACCCTATCCCGTCCAGCGTCCACCGAGTCAAAAGCCGTAATCGTCGTCGTGCCTGTCACCCTTAAATAACGGCTTGCACCAGCTCCGATATTGACCGTCGCCGCACTAGCTATGTCAGCCAAGGCGACACCCATAACATCCCAAGCCTGTAGGGCAGTCATGTCTTCGGGATCACCAGCACCTGCGCTGCGACGGCCCTTAATTGTGGTGGTCGCCATATCCGCTAGCTTCGCGTTACTCACCGCATTGTCCGCTAGTTTCGTATTATTTACAGCCAAATTAAGAATGTTTTCTGTTCGCACTACGTCCAGGCCTAATACAGTCCCAGGTGTTGGGCTTAGCGGGGTGGCTGCGAGACCTAACTCAAATTTAGCCTGAGAAATAACAACGTGCTTACCGCTGGAATTCATCGAGCCGCTAGGCAGGCGCAGCACTATTTGTAGCCCGTTAGTCATATCGCTGAAGTCAGTTGCATCTATCGTCACAGAGACCTTAGTCCATACCCCGTTAGCGCAGGCTTGCAAAGACGATGCGGATCTATTTGTAACCGCAGAAAATACATTAGCAGAATTGGCCGTATTCAGGCGCAACACAGGCACCAGCTCCGCACCCGTCCCATTGAAAATCCATGCACTGTAGGTAACAGAACGCCGCAGCCCCGCAGAAATGAAACGCGCAATCTCTTGTAGTATGTCGACGGTTGTCACGCCCGCATCCCCATCAATACGCAGGGCGTGCAGGCTGGCTGTGTTAGGCACTGTTGTAACACGGCTCGCAGAGACTGCGCCGCCAGTAGGCTCCGCTTGAAATGAGCTGTTGGTAAATGTTTTGCTCGCAGCAGGGCAGGTGATCGGCCCCGCTCCAGATAACCAACTTGGCTCCTCGAAGTTTCCCGCCACCAAAAAATTCAGGTTATTAAACGAGGTTCCAACCACGCTTTGCAGTTCCAGAATGTTAAGCTCCCGCGAACCTATAGCAGCTTCCGCCACTCGCGCCACAGGACGGCCTAACTGATTTAATTTATCTAATGTAACAGGCTCATTCTCGAAGCTATACCCCGGTGTTATTGTAATTTGTCCACTCATATTTTGTATCCTTAAACTTTAGTTTTTGTGTCTCTCTGTTTCTCAAAGCCTTCGACCGTCACAAATTTTACACCAACGCGGCCCTGACTTCCAGTGATTTCCACCGCCACCGACTCCGCCAGTTCTCGAATTTCCAAAGCCTCAATGCTTTCCTGTTCGCGCTCTGTCCACATGCCGGTTCTTACCCACTCGCCGCCCGCCGCAGGTAGCACGCTGTAATCCTCGCGCTTTTCAAGGTTGGCGTCGTCATTAATATTAGTACTGTCATAAGGCTCGCGAGCATGGGTGAAATAAGCAGTACGGTCTCGGGTGATAATCAAATCCAAACCCTTCCGTTCCGCCACCCCCGGCTTAATCGCCGCAACACTAATAAACGGGTTCCATGTCTGGATGCCAATCCGCGTCCTGTTAAACCCCTTAAAATACTTTGAGCCGATTGCGTAAAATCGGGTGCGCAACTGATCAATCACATGCCAGCGTGAGCCGCCCACATAATCATATTGTCCGTATTCATGTACTAGCACGCTCCCCAGACCGTTCGCCCGGTTACAAATCATCACCAACTTAGGCTCGCCCATCCACGAAATCTCCTCAAATCCCAGTATTTGCAGGCCGGCTTTTGCTCCCACACCATTCTCGTTTGCGTAATAATCTACAGACTCCCATGCGTTAGAGACCGTGTTCATCACCACTACTACATTATTAGTTTCACTGCCGTCAATCGGTAGCGCAAGGTAATAATATTTACCCAGCACGGCACCCGCCGCGCAAGCCGCCGCATCCCAGTTCACGCGCTCCATTAACGGCCTAATCTTTTCCGTGGCGGATACATCGGCTACATCCGTCCTATCTTGAACCACTTGTAGCACTCTATACACGCCGCCTTTGCTTAAAAATAAAACATCCCCCCCGATACGCACCGCGGATTTTGGGGCAACGCAGCCGCGAACATCACTAATAGAATCTATATATGCATCCGACATATTTCCCGAAACATTAAAAAACCCAGAAACGCTGTTTGACTTGAAAAGTAAGACCGTCCTATTTACCCACCTCATAACCCTAGTCAATTCATCACCGTCCCCTGCATTGACTTTAAAATCAAATAAGGCCGCGTCATACTGATTAAATTCCAATATATCACTCACGGCCACACGATCCCGATTGTGTACCACTAGCAACCGATCCGCCACGGCTAACATTACCCGTGTATCAGGTATAGCAATAGTAGGCAGAGTGGGAGCGGGTAGAAAATTAAACTGCCCAGTCAAATCACCGTCCCAAGTTAATGTCTTAGCTATACCCCGCCCCATTAAAACATGCTGAAAAACTTGCTCAAACACCACCGCGCCCACCAACGACTGCCCTACAGGCAGTCCGATTTTCACCGGATAAGTATCCTCTCGCATGGCAAAAACCCCATCCACCACCGCGATTAATAAATATTGCACGCCATTAGCAGGATTTTTAAACGTCCCGTGTCCGAGTATTTGCCCGAAGGTCTCCAGGTTAAATTGCGCCGCCGCTGCACAACCACGTCGCGTCATAGCAACGCCGTTTTCAATTCTTTTATTTATCAGCATTGTTGCCCATCCCGCCGCTAGACTCTCGGCGGGTGACTCCATGTCAATGCCTACAAAACCCGCGTCTCCATCTTCTCTCAAAACATCCTCGCCGGGCCCGCTATAACCCCAGCGACTCATAATGCCCCCACTACTTGCCGGAATACCGCGTCAGAAACATCATCCTTGCGACCCGGCGCAATCGCCGCGTGCGTAGTAATCCACTCCCACTTAATGCCAAACTCCGCCATCCGCGCCCGCACCCACTCCACCGCGCTAGCTAGTTCAGGCTTCAGTAGTAACTTTTGCGGGCGTCCTACACCTGAAACCGTGTCCCCAGTAAACGCCAGTCCGAGCATAAAATAATTGCAATACGGACGGGAATAAAAACTTGAGACGCCAGCGTGCCAAGCCACCCTATTATACGGGACGAATTCCACCCGCCGCCCGTCAGTGTTGATTAAACAATGGTATGATACTCGACTCTTGGCTTGTGTGATCCAACTTTGATCGCCAGCCCATGAGCCACAACTATGGTGCAGTACGATGCCTTCAGGCTTTAGCACACCGCCAAGATTAGGGGAAGGCAAATAAGTTACATTAAAATTTTCGCTTGCAGCCTTAGCCCGCATCGTAGCCTTGACAGCGGGAGACCGCTTCAACACTCCGACTTTTTTAATGGATAATCCCCGGGCTTTCATAATCTTGTTTAAAAATTTAAATCCGACCGCGTTTGAGATTTCTTTAAAACCTCCTGAAGATCGCTATTCTCTTCAAGCAGATTCCTGTAAAGGCGTTCGGATATCCAAATCTCGTTTTGCGCCGGTGTGTAGATGCCAAGCCGCGCCTGCACTGGACTCCCTGCCTTCAAGGCCAGATAATCCGGCTGTGACAAAGGAGCCGAGTTTGAGGCGTCGCGCCCGCTGGATGCGCATGCGCTCAGCATCAGCAAGCAGCTGAACATCACCGCCCGCACGCGTAATCTTGAATGCAACTTCGTATTTATCAGCAAGTTCATCTATTTCCCTTTCGTTTTTTTCTAGTTCATCCAGCAGTTGCCGCCTCACTTTTAACTCCAACCACAGGCGCACAATACGGAGTATCTCCCCCACCGCGCCCCATGGTGTCATCGTTTGACGCCTGTCAACTTAATGCTGGTAAGGTAGTCGATTGTCCAAATGATAATTTTGCCCACAACTGACGACTCAACCTTAGCTAGCCACGCATCATCAGCAGGGTCCGGAGTGGATGCTATATAGCCCCGCACCGCAGAGACTAACGGTTTAATGACAACCCGTAGTGCGCCGACCAAGATCAATACAGTCCCCAGCCAGCTGTATTTATCCGTAAGCGTTTTTAGGAATCCTGGGAGTTCTATTTTAGCGGTCTCCAAAGGAGACGCAGATCCCACGCGCACATATTCCGTTGCCTCAGATTGAGCCACCATGTACATAGCGTCCTCGTGCAGTTGACCAGCAGACCAATTCAGCGCAACCGCTTGCGCAGAAGGTACAGGCTCCGTCTGGGCATTGACCATGTCCGCGCCTGCTAAAATTCCCGCTACCAATACTGTAATTCCAAACACACTTTTCATATTTTCTCCTTTTTTATTTTCCGCGTTTACCAAAAAATCTATTAGGCGCCTACACTCTCGCACCATACCGCGCTTGCCGCCCAATTTGTAATCCGACCTTATCCGCCTCTTTAACTAGCAGATCTTCGGCGCGAGTTTCTTCCACGGTGGCCTTATCCGGTTGTCCGTCCTCTCTCAGCGCATCGCTCCAGACCGCCTGCTTAACGTAGCTCGCTAAAAAATCAGGGAACAACACCCGAACCCATGTCCCTGGAGTCATCACATCCGTATTACTATTTGCCGCTAAGGCCTTAAAACAATCCCCCGTTGACGCCTTATAAACCATATCCCCCACCGTATACGAAAGGTTGGGCAGCCACGGTACGCTCGAAAAAATCGGGGCCTCTGTCCGGTAGTGAACCCAGCACTTGACTACTGGCCTAAATAACTGGATACCTTGCGGCCTCAGCTCCCAGTCCATCTCCCGCGGATTACGGACTTTATCAGGACTTGACGCATAGACTCCCAGCACCTGCCCTATGACTGGATGCCCTAGCTGATTAAAGCTAATAGTGTCCGCCACATCAGGCACGCGCTCCTCGATCCTGCATAGTGCAGGCCAATCTTGATGCTCCCACGCCTCCTTGACCCGCGAATTAATATATTCCGTCAACGTCTCCGCTTGGTCCGCTAATAAATTCTTAGACGGATCCACGCCCAGCCGCCGTGCCACGCCAAACAAAACAGACTTAAATGTACACGTCTTCATCTATCTATACCCCACCATTATTTTGCCCGTCCCTGCCGACTTTACTTTGACTTCTGGATTACGCTTCTGCACGCTCCGCTTAAAATCTTTATCGCCCCAACATTCTGGACCCCATCGCCGAATTGCCCATAAGTAATCCCCTAACGGCACCCTCATCACCAGCGCACCCAACCCCTCCACCGCGTGCCGTGCGACGCGGGACTCCTCCTGCGCCACCCGCTGTCGAGAAATTCCGTCTAGTACGGTCTTGACCTGAGATCCACGACGCAGCTCTTGCTCCCAGTCTCGGGAGAATCCTGGTAGCTCTTTGATTGCTCCAGCCTCAGCCTCAAAAATTTCGTTGTTTTCCATATAAAGAAAAGCCGGAGAGGAAGACACTAAAAACCTCTCCGGCCACCTTAACCCAAAACCAAATTAGACGCCCGGATTAACCGAACCGATTTGTAGGATTATCCATAACTCTCCATCCGTGACCGTGGACAGCAATTTATCTGCCGTACCCGTTAAGGTCAGATCGATTGTGTTTGCGCCATTGTAAACAAATGCATTATTGCTAACACCTGACACCGCGCTGCCTGCAATCACTTGTATACCACCAAGATAACGGTTGGTAGATGTATCATCGCCGACGGAGGCTGTAATGCTAGTCAGTGTTCCATCGGATGAGACGAACGGTTTCTTAACAAAAATCGCCGCGCCCCGCACCGCGCTCCCACTAATTACATCCGCTATGGGCAAGACAAGTGTATTGCTCGATCCCGTCACAAAATCCTCTTTAGTAATTTGCACCGCGTAATTAAATCCCAACCGCTTCGCTTCAATATCCGATAAAGGCATTTTCTTCATATATTGTATTCTCCAGTTATTTTAGTATTGCCGGAGAGGGAATCGAACCCCCGTCCTCCAGGTTATGGGCCTAGCGAGCTACCACTGCTCCATCCGGCGATAAAAATATTTATTTTAGTTTTTAAAAATCAACAATTAAGTTGCGTTAATTTTGATGTTCCCTAGTGGGTTCTTACACACGAGAGCGACCATTGCTTGAGCGAAGCCTTTCGGTCCACCTCCGCCGTTAGGCAGGGATTTGATCGTAGGCAACTCAGCATAGCGGAGTTCGTGCATCAGCGGATCGATGATAAATCCCGCCTGATCCTGTAGCACAGACGTTTGTCCGACGCGAAGGAACGCAGAAGGGATGATTTCTAATTCCGCCGCATCGCCGCTGTAGAAGTCCACCGTTGCGCAGACTTTGCGCGAGTCAGCAGATTGTGTGAATGTACGGACAGCCGCCACCGTTGCGCTCACGCCTTCAGACCACTTGGTGAAGTTTGAGATTGCTTGCTTGATGGATATGCCGACCACTGCCACCAGTCGTTGACGTTTTTTGACTTGCTTCCATCGTGCGTTTAACAAACCTTGTAGCGCAGTTTCGTTGAAGTTTGCTAATGTCCCAGCGTAAATCTGGGCCGCCGGAGTACGGAAGGCTTCAGCTACAGGTAGCTCAGCCTGAGCCGCAGTTTGTGTCCAGGAGCCGAGGCCACGGGTGATTGAACCGTTATCGCCATCGTCGGCACGGCTATCATCGGCGGACCCGAGTTGTTGTTCTATGGTTCGGCGAGCCACGAACAACGCCTTACGGCCTTGATCGCTGAATTCACCTTTAGAGCCGCCGGACAATCCAGCTACTTCCGTGATGGAATCCGCGATAAATCCGACGCCAAAAGTTTCACGGAAAACTTGAATGCGACCTTGCGCCATAGTCCTACCCGCGGACTGGTTAGAGACGCTGCTTACGTCCTGCCCGTCCGGCACACCTGTACGGCTACCTTCTTTGTAGGCGTCCATCTGCCACTCAAAGAGGGGATTCGTTGGCTTCTTTCCTTTGGGTAACATGGAAACTAAAGGTGTTTCCTCACTGTCAATATTAGCGATAAGATCCGCTAAGTCTTCTCTCTTCCCAGTTTGATTGCGTTCTGTCATTGCAGGCATATAGATTTCTCCTTAATTTTTAAAATTGTTTTACGTTGTTATAAAAAACTACCGATTAGTTCATTTTGATCCGCCTCAGTGGCGGATCCTTGCCTAACTCGTTCCCGAGCTATTTGTACGGCACCAGCCTTAACACCACTCACGCCGCGGGCAGGTGTCATAGGGACTTTAGGAGCTAGCACCGCTGCCGCAGGCTTGACCGCCAGCTTTGGCATTAACTCCTTCTCACTAGGCTTGACCGCGTCTCGCGACAACCGCAAGCGACGGCCTTCGATAAAATCGCCAACACAGATTTTAAAGTCGGGGAAACGTAACAGCTCAGGCATGGCCTTCAGGTATCCGACCGCTTCTTGATAAAGTGGCGCAGCCGCATCAAACAAATCCGGATATACCGTCTTAGCCTGAGCATCCCACACTACTTGATCTTTAAGAAATTGTCGTCGCGTCGGCGCAGTCTCTGTCAGTAATTCGTCAGCATTAGCCATGATTTGCCGTACCTCTTGTTCGGTGTACTCACGATCTTCGCCTCCGTTTTGACTAGGCACTACCGCGCCATTGATATTCTGTAAAGCCCACCGACGCGCACGCTTTGCGGCCCCGACACGGTTATCTAGCTCGCTCTCCGTCAATACATCCGTCAATGGATTGGCCGAGGTGGGAGATAGTACCAAATGCTCCATCGTGTGCCCGTCTAGCTTTTGTTTTAGGGCCGTAATTTCTAAATCCTTTTCCGCGATCTTCGTTTTTAAATCACCTTTTTCCGCTGTGATTTTGTCAATGCGTTGTTGTACTTTGACCGGGAGACCACTTGTAGAATTCAACTCTTCAGACCCATCCGCCTCATCCGCTTCTTTCCCAGTATCAGATTCAGAGCCTTGCAGCCCTTTATCGTCCAGCTCGTCTGCCTCAGCAGATTCCTCGCCCTCTTTCTCTATCTCATCTTCTACGCCGTTAACAACGGATTCAGAGGCTTCCGCAACGGGGACTATTCCCAATATGGCAGACTCGATCTCGTTTAGTTCCGCGGGTGTGATTACATTAGACATAGTATTCCCTAAGTGACCAGTTGTTCGATTGTGAACGGGCGTCCTGCGTAGACGCAAGAGGTGTGAGCAATCCGGCAGGATCGCCCGTTTGTAATAATAATGGCTGAACAAAAGAAAGCCTCATAGCCTTCTATATGTCATGGACATGAGCGATTGTCCAACAATACCACCGCCGCTAGGAGTAAGCGGGCTTAATTGGCCTTAAAATGGCATCATCAGCCCGCAGGCTGGCTTCTACTTCTGCACCGTATCCAAGCCGCGTTCTCGAAAACTTTTGAGTGCATCCTTCAGCGTCCTCAACACTTCCACGCCGCCGGCTAAATATGCCAATGCCCCTGGCTTATCCGCTAATTCCACCCGAGCCAACATCATTACTTGGTCATCGGCATGGTCCTCAATCACTTGCATTAACGCCCGCCAAACGGGCGCGTCCTCTGACATGGCTAATACGCTAATCAGACGATCCTCCGACAGTCGGTCACCACCAGTATTACCACTAACCCGCTCTTGTTTAATTAAAACCCGATACCCAAACATTGAAAATTTCATATCTTTATTTTTACTTAGTTCATTACTTTATTTACCTGCAGGATAATATGCCACCACCCGGACTAATATCCACACTCCAACGCCCAGCCCCGCCACAACTACGGAAATTATAGACCCGGTTACCACCCATCCCACCTTACCGACCCAGCCCATCGCATCGATCCGCCCCCGCGCCTCCGCCTTTTCCAGAGCCATCCCTTGCTTGACCTCCAGTATATCCTTGTAGTTCGTTCGCGCCTTCAAATGCGCCTCCGCGATTAATACAGATTGCTCATTCGTCACTTGAACTAATTCGTTTATCTTAGAATGCGTAATTACCTGCCCCTCCAGTATAGCACGCTGGATAGGGCTAGCGGTCTCTAATAAGGCCACGCTCATACGTTGCGTGATTTTCCTTATCCGCTCCGGCTCAGTGTTTTCTCTCGTCATAATGCCCCTCCTTAAATACCCCACACACTAACTTAGCACGGGCTTAACACCCATCTTTCCGATTTGAGCATTTTGTTGTTGCTGAAGCATAAATTGAAAATGTTTCATCCGGTTGTCTACCATGCTTTTAAAAATTTCATCCTTGCCGTAACGGTCCTGCAACGATGGATTCTTGGAAATAATTTGCTGTAAAACTTGCAGCCGTAGTTGTGCGTTTTCTCCTCCCTCTTTTAGCATCGGCTCCACTCCCGCCGCTATCTTAGTAAATTGCCGCTCCTCATCGTCAACCTCCTGCTGTGAGGCCGCGTCTGCATCCCGTACCAGTTCATCCGCCAAACTTGGATCGACCGCCGCAACCATCACTTTTATTAATAAATTACGGTCCATGACCCCCGTCACATCTAGCGTTGTAATTTTGGCAAGTGCTTCAAGTTTGTTGGCAACATATTCCGAGTCTAGGTTCCGAACGTCAAAGACTACCATCACATCATACTGCCCACGGATGTCCAGCGGGCCTTTAGCCATTGGCGCAGACTGACATTGTACTACTCTCACCACCTCTTCTTCCGACATAAATTGTTGCATGAGCATCCACGTCATGCCCACGCAGAGCTCCATTTCACGTAGCCACTTACCGACCCTATAGCGTTGGTGTAGTTGTTGCCTATCCTTAGGCATGTTCGGGCTCCAGTTTGTTGATAGACCACAATACTCATCCACATCATTCCTCGTCGCTTTTTCAACTTCCATAGTTCCGCCGCTCGTTTGAGGCATTTGCAGAAATCCAAAATCATCCGACCGCCTTGCAGGCAGCTGCATGTTAGGGCCCATGAGTATCTGCACCTTACCGCGTGAAGCGGGCACCCGGAACGGCGGTAAGATTTCAATATCCGCCCGATCATTCCGAAAATCTCTAGCCCGCTTAATATCGTTTTGTTGAGTTTTTAAAAGTTCCGGCATCCCGCGGCTCTCGATGAGACGCCGCTTAATCCGCTCTCTCACCAGCGGTATAAAAGGAAGGAGCCCGTGATCGTAATTATATAGAGCGTGCTTACCTTCCATGTCTTGGATTGCACCATGGATTACCGTCTTCCAGATTTGCGGTATATTCTCCGGTGACGATGACTTATAATAAACGTGCCACAATTCAACCAAATCCCTTTCTTCCTCAGTCGCGGATCGGGAGGCAGAACTAATCATTCTTAGAGAAGAACCATCCAACCCGCTAAAAACCGCGCCCTTATGCTCTAAGGCTTTTTCCACCCACTCCGCATCGTAATCCTCAGACTCGATCCGCTCCCTCAATTCCGTTTCTGTGACTAGCTCCCGCTGTGCGATGAATCTCGCACGTTGGAGATCGGAGGTGGAGGCCGGAAAGACGACATCGTAATACGGCATTAACGCTTTCCAACACGGACGGCTGGAAATAACTATCGGCACCGGCACCTCCGCCGCACCCGTCTCCCGCAGATCCTTTAGCACCTTTGCGGCCTGTGACTTAGTTAATCCTAAAGCCATTTGTTGGATGAAATTTATTATCTCTGCATCCGCCAGCGGGTCAAAAAACAACGTTAGTAACCGCGCTAACGCCTCATCTTGAGTAGCCATTTCAGTCAACGCCTCTAGCGTCACCGACTGCATTTTCAGTTGGGTTTCTTGTTTCCAAAATATTCCCATAACCGCTAATCCATATTGCTCCCGCCACTGCGCCGCTAGGTCAATCTCAGCGACTAACTCGGCCTGCATGTGAGTGAATAACATCCATCTTAAAAGACTTGTTGCCGCCGTGCCTTTGCCCGCACTTCCGAGCCCGTGCGGTATTGCTTGAGGGCGGGCATCAAAAAAAGACACTACCATCTCCATTACCCGCTCATTGATTATAGTGTCAACGAGCCGCACGCGGGTATCAGATGCACCCTCCCACGGAAGAGGCTCTTTCTGCATGTCTTCTTTATGTTTTCGACCATCGGCGGATTGCCCGTCCCATTCACAAAAACGGATGTCATCCCCCTCCTCCGCAGTGCTCCGCCACCCGCTCATGTCCGTTATCGCCCGCGCTAGTTCACCGTGCAGGATTTTTACAGGTGAATCATCCTTGTTAATTGCCTCTAAATAATTCTTGTTGATCATATTAATCCTCATTTTTTAACTATAAAATTTACCAATTTACTAATAACTCGTTTCCCTCGCTAGGGTAAGACCCTCAAAGTCCTACCCTATTTTGCTTGACATTACAACTTTAATTATGCAGCCACAATTTTACGCTGTTGCCGCGCCTCCAGCTTCAACGCCTCGACTTCATCCCGTATAAAATAAGCCCGCCCGCCAGCCCTTAAATAAACTGGCCTCAACTTGACGGGAACCAGCAGCGCGAACTCACGCTTTTCTAAGCCGAGCTCCGCCATGACCAAACTACGCCGCATAAAAAAACCTTTATTCATATTTTCTCACCTTCTTATTTTCAATACACCCCGCGCCCCCGGATTAACATTGGCAATCCAGAAACGTCTTCTAAATTCAGCAACGCCGCGTAGCGCACATTGTCCACTGGGTCCTTGCACGCGCCATGCCGCCCATCCTTACCCGTCCATTCCTGTAGCCCATAGATCGTATTAGTGCATAACTCGTTGACATAAAGTTTAGGTTGATTTAATGCATCCACCGGCATTTCCACATCGTAATCTAACAGCGTATTAATTAAATCTACACCCTCATCAATGTCATCCCCGGGAGTAGGGAGGAATGACATGCCCAGCTCCTCCATCTCTTCAATGAGCGTCGTAGATTCTTCTTTTCCTACCGTGGCTGCATTGCCATATCGCGAATCCATATACCTCTCCAGCACATGCTCCGCCTTCCACTCTGCCCCCACCGGCTTCTCCAGCAACGCATTGAGCCGCTCCAACCGCTCCACCTCCTCCTTGTATCTTTTCATCCCAAAGCCAAAGCCAACTTGTGCGGGTCCCCGCCTACCGTCCGCCTTCTTCCCGTCCGGCTCCGCCCACGCACCCGGATGCCCTACACCATCAATGTAAAGATGCTCACACGGCCATTCCCGATAAATAAATTTGCGGCCAATAGAATCCACCAGCACCCAGGTCATGAACCAGTTTCTCCCACCGCACGGATCGATTATTAGATACCTCGTTCCAGTAACAGGAATACGATTCGCAGGGATAGTGTGGACGCCTTGCTTGAACTTAGGGAACCTGCCCGAGATCGCTTTAGTAGGAACGCCATAAGCCCGCATTAAAATTGTCTCACGGCTTTTGCTTGCGAGCGTTGCTTTCATCGATTCGTAATCATTGAAAGGATTGTCCGCCGTGTGGAAGTAAAAAATTTGCATCATCGGGTTTGTGGCCTGCTGCACTCTTGGCACCCTCTCACCACCTATCACCTCCCCCACTGCATTCCGCACGGGCAAGAGATCGGGATCCGCCTCCGCATCTAGCAACGTTTTTGCTCCGCCTAGACAAGTCTTAACCGTGGCACTATAACCTTCTACCGGTGTAAAAGTAACATGCAGCGTGCCGTTGCGGGTTACTAGCCGATACCGTAACGCCTCCATCCAGTCAGGAGTCACCAACTCGTCACACCATACCTCATCCAGCTCCGGACCTTCTAAAGTTTTTACATCTTGCGTATAAAATTTAAACCAACATTGACTGCCATTGGGTAGAACGAATGTATCCTCTGTAAAGCCGCCCGCCTGGGAGTAAACAATCTTCGTTGACACGCCCTTCCTTAGTTTTCCCGTCGCCGTTGGTCGCCATTCTACGGGTAGATATTTCCACATTAATGGTTGCTGGGTTTGCTGACTAATCGTCTGACTACCTTGGCAGCACCATACGCGCCGCCCCGGCTCATTCACCATCCGCTCCATCCGCCGCTTGGCCGCACGCTCCGATTTGCTCGCACGATTTCCGCCTAGGTCCAGTTCTTCCAGCACCCCACTCGGATTTGCCAGCCTCTTCTTTACCATCCATTCATCTACCGTCTTCCACCATGTCGGTTCGTAGCCGTATCGCAACGGATCCAGCCGCTCCTTGCGTATGGCGTCTTCACGCAGCACATAGAATTCTTCGACCCCCTTCAGCCCCATCGCCATCACCTGCTCCTTAGTTGGGACTTTAATGACCGGATGCTTAGACCAAACTAATTCACTCATGTTAACCGCTCCGAACAAGATGCTTGCGCAGACTTCATGAAGTCGAAGAATATCTTGAGCGACTCCTCGCTGATCTGCCCCGCCTTATACGCTTGTGCTATTACCCCAGAGCCTATCACCCAACAATCCTCCTTTTGGTTAGGCATTTCCACCACATCCATTTCAGTTAAATTGGCGAGGGTTGAAAATTTGTCACGGTAAGTTGTTATCTTCCTTATCTCAGGGAGTAGAGCCGTCTTCACGAAGTAAGTTTCACGCTTCCGCGGAAAAAACATAGCTTCAGTGTCGTTCAATAATTCTGCCGTCAACCCAAGTCTGGTTTCTTCATTCATAATTTATTCTTTAATTTCGAAGTTATCCATTTTCAATGACATCGAAATCGGGTACCACGTTGATTCTCTCACCTTGCCATGGTAGCCGCAACATTCACACCCAAATCCCAAAGCTATACCGTTCTTATCATATTTTGTGCCGGGGGGATCGTATCCCTCCCATGTATTGAAACACCCTGAGCATGTTTGTGTGTAAGTACTGTGATCACATACCTCGCCATCAATAATCCGGTATTTCTTTCGGCGATTAACCTTCCTGCCAAGTCGTTTTTCAACGTCCTGCCAAGAGATAAACATGGGTATCAACTCCACGTTGATCGCGTTATCCTCTTCGGTTGTTCTCTTACTCACTATTCAACCTTTCCTTTGCCCGGTTGCTGCTTTGATTTCAGTGGCATAGGTATGATCGCAAATTTGAATTTTATCCCGCCTTTGTGGTCAACACGGAATGATTTCACATTCGCACGCAACATCTTTTCGGCGACGAGGGCTGTATATCTAGCCCACCACTCCGCAGCCCCGCCGCCCGGTTGAGGAGTGCCGTTAATCTCATCATCTGGTTTGATACTCATAATTTATTCTTTAATTTGCGGAGGCGGAGGAGGGGGACAAGGTTGCCAATGCGTAGGTTGCAACATGATCGGGCCTGTCACATATTCCATCACCCAGGAGCCCTGATGCTCCATCCCTACGGACGGATCCCAGAACCCAAACTCCGGCTGTGCGCAGGCCAGCATTATCCGCGTTCCATCCTTAAGGGCCGTCTCCATGGGTAGCCATCCACGGCGAATCGGCACCCGCCACAACCGATGTCGACCGTGATCGGTGTAAGATAAGAGAGTCCATTTCTCTGCATCGACATCCACGCGGTCAGATTCATTTTGTTCTTTTGGGTGTTCCTTGTTCTCCAGCCAATCCCTTGCCACAATGTAAGCTTCCCTCAGCTCCAGACGCTCCTCATGCGTGGGGGCGTCTGACATCATACGATGATAGACCGCATTACATAAACGCTCCATCACCTCACGCGTCTTGACTTCTTTTATGCGGTGCAACGAAGACATGAAACCACAATCTGCCTGATCGGTTTCGACACCTTGCGGACCAAACCACCCACGCCACGCTTCCGCCGCTTTGTTCACGCCTTCGCTTTGTTCTTTTGATTCAATCATTTTATTATTTCCGTTTTATTGTTTTGTTTACGCCACTGAAATTTCAGAGGCCAGCCTGATCACGCAGC